GGAGGCTTACGATAGCAAGGCTCGGGAATACTTCGGAGAGTTTGCTCACGTGAACTTTCATTAGCTTGCCTTGCCGATCTTCAATAGCGCTCTTCTGTCAGCAGCAGAGACCCACTCCATCTCGGCTGCTTCGTCGTCTCCGAGGAGCTTGTCGGACCAGTCGTTCCGGCGTAGGTTGAGGTTGTACAGACCCTCCTCGATGGTGTCACGGGCCACGAGGCTATCCATCCATACCGACTCCTTCTGCGAGTCGATCCGGTGGATGCGGTCGGCCCGCTGGATGAGGAGGCTGTGGAGGGGTGGTCGCTCGTAGTGGAGGAGGTAAGCAGCCTCGGGAAGGTTGATCCCCTTGGCCCCGGCGTCGGAGGTGAGGAAGATCTGCGTCTCGCCCGCCCTGAAGCTGCGTATAGAGGCGTTACGGGCCGTCAGGCTCATATCCCCCTTGTTGACCGAATGCGTCCACCCATACCCTCCTATGTGATCGCTGAGGAGAGGCAGGACGGTCGAGGCGAAGTAGGTGAACACGACTGCCTGCTCACCCTGCTCCTCTACCACGGTACGGAGCCATTCCATCATCCTGTCCGTCTTGGCCGACCCCATGGCCTGAAGGCCTGCCGGGGACACGTAGTCTACGATGGCACGGGCAATCTCGCCCTGGGCCAGGGTGAGGCTCAAGGGGTTGGCTGCGATCTGCCGGAGGACCGTCACATACTTGCGCTGCTCGAACTCGGGCACCGACAGTCCGATGTCCCTCACGGTGTCGTAGAACTGCTGGTGGGCCTTCCCCAGCCGGACGAAGGTAGGCGGCATCTCTCGGCGCTTCGGGAAGAAGTCGACCACATCGGCGTCCGTCTTGCGCTTGCGCAGGAGGATGGCGTTGAAGCGCTCGCTGAACGGCTCGACGCCCTTGGCACAGTTGCCGGGGTTGAGGTTCTTGTACCGGGCGGGCTTGCGGAAGATGTCCCATGTCGCCACGTAGTCATGCTCGAAGTCGGAGACGGTCGGCATGGTGTCCGGCGTCAGGATACGTCCGAGGTCGTAGAGGGAGGAGGGGTCCCGCTCCATCGGTGTGGCCGTCATGGCGAGTACCTTGCACTCGGCCTCCGCCATCATCGTCTCGATGAAGAGCTTCATGGCCTTGTGGTTGCCGCTCGACCGGTTGGCGATGCGGGTGGTCTCATCGAGGATGATGAGCGTCTTCTGCCCGGCGAGGACATCGAGCAGCGGGCCGGGCGTCGGGACCGAGCGGCTGTTCTTCTTGGCCGGAAAGATGGCGGCGTCACGCTTCACCACATCAAACGTCGTCAAGATCATCTTGGCCCGTTTCTTCGGAGTACCATGATAAACTTGATAGTCAATCGACGTAAACTTCTCAATAGAAGCGGGCCACTCGTCTTGGACCATCTTGTTTGCTTCACATACCAAGACCACCTTATTGATTATCCCCGCCTCCAACTGCAAACAAGCAAGAGCAAGTGCTCCAATACTTTTCCCACAGCCGGTGTCCCACGCAAGCAAAGTAACACTCTTCTGGTAAGCCTCGGCAATATGAGTAGCCTGGAAAGGGAACATCTGGTTCTCGTCTCGCCACAGACTCATGATGCTCTTGCTCTCTCACGAGCACATGTCCTACACTGACGCTTACCATCCTTGGTGATATAGGTATTATTATCATCATATGGGTGGAGTTGAGGGCAGTGTGTCTTAGCTCGATGGAAGGTACCCATCCGATACCGGGCCTCTTCGGTGTGGGTTATGCCCAGGTGACTCGTATTGCCTTGAGCGGCCACGCTCATACGTTGACGAGATGCTTCAGTGAATACTCGTCCTTTGAGCGCTCTGCTGAGTTTGGCATTACGCTCGGGAGTGGGTTCGGGGTAAGCACCCGGACGATGAGAGTTGAGATTCTCACCGTGATTGAGATCAAGAAAGTAGTAGTACCATCTTAGTTCGGCCTCATGAGCATCCTCTCTTCTGACCGTTTCGAGCACTGAGACAGTAAAAGCCTTGAGACCCAACTCTCGGATCTTGTCTCGCAAGCGCACACATCCACTACTAGCAGCACTATGTTGACGGAGACGTTGCTTGTACCCCACTGTAGTGCAACCGACATACCAGTACCCCGGAGTGGTGATGAGGTAGATCTCAGCCTGTCTCTCCGCTGGTGATAGTCCCATGAGGGGTACCATGGTACCACAGTCGGAGCAAACTTACCAGCTTACACCCGGTCTGTGACCCTCGTCAACTCGACTTCGAAGCCCCGACCTTCCATGAGGACGACGAAGGCTAGAGCGGCCTGACCCATGGAGAAGCGATGTTCCTTCGCTTCACCCTCCTCCACCCAGGTGACTAGGAAGTAGCGGAATGCGGATTGCACTTCGTACATCCTCTTGGTGGCCATGTCTTGTGAAGGACATCCGGGCTGTGGTCTTCCACCTCATCATGCTCTTCTTCGAGATGCACAATGCCGTAGAACCACATCATCTTGGATCAGATGCTCACCTTTGGGTTACAATAGTTTCTTTGCGAGTACGAGGCCACCCAGGATGAGCACCACGACTACGAGAATGAGGAATGGAGACATTCTGTATCCTTCCTTAGAAGATGCTCTTGATGCGCTGGCAGAGGGTCCGAGGAGCGGCGGGCTGTGCGTTGGGATTGGTGAGGGGGCCGGGGTTGACTTGCTGCGTGCCAACGAAGAACGTGACATCGGCCTGCTCTTGGAAGAGAGAGTTGAGGGTGGAGAAGCTGAGCCAGAACTGGCCATTGCCGAGACCGCCCCACGTGGCGCCCCAGGACTGCCAGAACCAGACTCGCTGGTTCTCCATGTCAAGCTGCCACGACTGGATCTCGTGGCCACCTCGAACGGTGGCGCCGGGAGTGAGGGGGCACTCGCCGGTCGGGAGCGGGGTGTCGAAGGAGGTGTACCAGGAGATCCCGAAGATGCCCGGCGAGGTCTGTAGACCCTCCTGGGCGCCCTGAAGGTCGACGGCATGGGTGTAGCTCGACACGAGACCGAGGACTTCGAGACCCTGCGCCACGGCGGGGCCAGAGGAGCCGGTGTCGTTCGGCGGGTAGTAGTCGTTCGGCGTTCCGTTGAAGAAGGTGCCCTCGGAGTAGATCTCGACGGCGGTCACCTCGGTGAAGGCACGGGTCGCCACGAAGAGAGGGGTGGTCATGAGGGCGCCAGCGGAGGCGTTGCCTGTACAGGAGCCGATGCTGCCCTGATCGAATGGAGCGCACTGGCGGTCGTAGGTGGCATTGGCCAGGGCTGTGCCGGTCTTCTCGGCCACGTGGGCATCGAAGATGGGACCTCGCTGGATATGGCGACCAGTTCGGTGGTCCGGGTCTACAATCTCATGGATGCGGGTTACGGTCTCGGTCATGCCATCTCCTTCGGTCTCTACCTCTTAGTCGGAGATTCGAGCGCTAGGGGAGGATCTCGGTCGAATACTCGCTGCCGCCGACGCCCGTCGACAGTTCGAGGGTATCCTCGGTCTCTCGGGTGAGGGTCTGCTGATAGGCAGGCGAGTCGGAGAAGTCGAGCGTCTCGGTCTCGTCTCGCTCGTACACGTTGCTGTACGGACCGAAGAGAGGCGTGCCCGGTGGCGGGAGGATCGCATAGTCGGAGGACTGCGAGAACCACCAGTAGGGAACCGGCTTGTTCCACCCGGCGAAGTACGGGTCCTGGTTGATCGGTGGCGTCTGGTCGAAGACACCCTGGTTAGGTCCCTGGATCACGCCGAGTGGCTCGTCGGAGAGGACACCGTTGTAGGCAGGGCGCACCCTGAGCCAGTGCAGGTGGAGTCCTGGTGCCCATCCCGTTACTCGCCATACTAGCTGAGTTCCGGGCGTGGGGAAAGTGATGATGCCGTAGGCATTGTTGCGGACGCCGACTGCCGTCACCCAGTTGGTGCCCCCGTCCACGCTGAACTCCCACACCCAGGCGTCGAGGAAGGTCGACAGACGGTCCACGATCCATGAGTTGTTGGCTCCGCCGTACTGAACAATGCGGGCGATGACCGGGCCACCGGCCTCGACCTGAGACCCGAGGACGTAGCCGACGTAGGCCTCGACCGTCTGGTTAGGAGCGCAGTTGACCTCAAGCTGTGCGACGACGGTCTTGCTGTTCACGTCCACGATCTCTAGGAAGAGGGGAGTGGTGAGGGTGTCGTTGGTCGACAGACGGACGGCGGCGTAGATGACGCCACCCATCGGTGTGTCGGTCTGTGCGTTCGCTAGGCCACCGAACTGGATGCCCGGTCCGAGGTAGCCCGGCGACGTGCTGCCCGGCTGTGAGTCGAAGGTGGCGATGTCCGGCGTGAGGGCCACGACTTCGGGGACGACGACGATCTCTTCTTGGATCGGGTAGACAATCGGGTCCACGATGCCGTCGAAGCTCGGGCCAGGAAGCGGTGCCGTGACGCTATTGCGGTAGACGAGCACCGTCTGGTTGGGCTGGTAGGTCAGGAGGGCGTCCCCGACGTAGCTCGGCTGGTAGTGATACGGCTGCGAGATCGGAGGGCCAGGGGAGTCTTCGTTGCCGGTGCTGCCGGACCAGTTGTACGGAGGTCGGATGGCCGGGTCGCTGAAGTCGTCGTCCCAGGCGATCTGGATGGGGTCGCTCTGGACGGTGGCGAACTGCACGCCGTAGACCGGCGTCGATGAGTTGTACGGTGCTCCCTGGTCGTACTCCGGCAGGTCGTCCGTGTCGACATCAACCGTGTTCACGTCACCCGGCTCCATGGGAAGCTGCGAGGTGGCGATGTAGGCGTCATCGAGGAACGGCTCATCGTAGATGCGGGTGTCGTCCTCGGCGCTCGGGTTGAGGCGGTAGATGGAGATCGAGTTGAGACCCACGAAGTAGCTGACCTGTCCGGCCTGCACGGCAATCGTCTCGTTGTAGTAGTGCACGCTCGTGTTGACGAAGCGGGGCGCCGTCGAGCCAACGGCGAACTCCTTGTACTGCCAGTACCATGCGGAGTTGGCGAGCAGTTCTGCCGTCTCGATGTCGGCGGCAGTCTGTACCGAGGTAGGCTGGATGATCGTCGGGGATTGGGTCTCCACCGGGTTGACGACGACGTTCGAGTCCTCGAAGTAGATCTCGCTGGCCAGGTCGATGGCGGCGTCGGTGCCCTGTACCGAGGTACCAGGGTTGCCTAGCGGCGGGATCGGTGTCTCCTGCACGGTGCCTACGCCGAGACCGAAGTGCTGCTTCGCCGTCTTGGTGATCGGCACGAGCGTCGGGAGGGTCTGCGCCACGAGGTTGGTGAACTCCATCTTGAAGAACCGGGCCGAGACCGGAGGGAACTCCAAGTAGCCCTTCGTCAGCAAGTAGTCACGGAGGATTGGGGTCCACGTGAGTAGCTCGTAGAAGTCGCCCGGTCCACCCTCGAAGCCATACGGGTTGGCGTCGGTGACGTTCAGGATGTTGAAGTAGAGGATGGCGTTGGCGGTATCGAGACCCCCGACCGTGGTGTAGGCATTCGTGCCGCTCGGGAAGCGAGTCAGGTCGGAGTAGTCGAGCGCCGTCTGCTTGAGGACCATGCCGATGATGGTCAGGTTGGCGGGCGGAGCGAACATGTTCTCTTCAGTGTCACCGAACCAGATCTGCGTCGGTTGCGGGTAGGCAGAGAGGATCGGTCCCGGCGCTGACACTGACCATCCACCCGTCGAGAAGCGAGACGAGAAGATCGGGAACACGTCGGGCTGAACGATGCGGCCTTCGCTGAGGTTGGCCTGCTCGATGATGGTTGGGTTGTTGCCGTTGTAGAAGAGGTACAGTCCGGCAGCGAACTCTCCGGTGGTCTCTGCGAAGTAGGCCACTGTGGCGACAAGCGTCTGGCCTGCACCGAAGGAGATATTGGGGACTAGAAGCTGGTCCTCGTAGTCGTTGTAGGTGAGTCCGAGGGCACCCACTCCGTCAGCCGTCGTGAGGAAGAGCGCCATGCCATTGCCGAGATCCGCAAGAGTCTCTCCACTGGCGTCGACCGAAGCGAAGTTGGGACGGAACTCGACCGACATCCACCAGTTCTCTGCCGGGTTGAACTGGATCGGCAGGTTCTCGATGGCGACGGCAGAGGGGTTTACGGAGTCGAAGACGAGGCCCGTGACGTAGGGGACGGCTACACCGGTCGGGTAGATAGCATCGTTCGGAGAGAGGATGATGTTGGGCGGCAGGATGTCGGTCGCCTCAGCGGGGAAGCCGAGATCTGCGGTGCTCTCATCGGAGTAGTAGACCGTGCAGTGCGGACCGAGGTAGAGCGGGTCGATGAAGATCTGGTTGATGAGTTGGGCGTTGCCGGTGATGTCTCGGGTGTCGACGTAGAAGTTGACCACGGAGTCAGCGGTCGGCTGCGGCGATGAGCGCCACGGGACGGTGCCACCATTGATGGCGTTGTCGGCCACCTCGAAGCGGGGGATGAACTCGACCTGCGAACCGAGAGCGTCGGTAGTGATGATCGGCTGCGCCGGGAGGTCGCTCTCCTGAGACACGTTGTAGCCGAGGGCGAAGTCCTGAATGCCGAGCGAGTAGGGGACGGGCACCGTGACGACCGTGGGTCCACCGCCGACCACGGGAGCCAACGAGATCTGAGCCGTGACCGGAGGCTTGCCTACGGGTAGGCGCTGAAGCACGATGCGGATCTCGCTCATCAGAGTCGGCGGGATGTTGAGAGTGAACGTGTCCCAGTTATCTTCCGGGTGCTGCGGGTGCTGATGCGCTACGGTGTCGGCAATCGACAGGACAGACGGAACCGAGTCGTAGATCTTCTGCGTCCAGATCGTAGACCAGTAGCCCGTGCTCGGGTTGAAGGTCTGGACTTGGACCGACTGCGGGTAGTGAGCGATGGCGAAGGTCAGGTTGTTGACGAGACGAGCGGCCACGAGCGAGATGTCGAGTACCTCGGTAGTGTCGTCGGTGGCGAGTCGAGGCGGCGTCGACCAGAAGCGCTGGCCCGGTGCGTTGATCCCGAGGGCGTTGACGGTGCCCGGCACGTTGAGGGCCGTGATGAGGCTGTCAATCGGGATGCCATCGACGTAGAGACCCATGAGCGGGTTGTCTTCGCCATTCGGCGTGTTGCTCGGGTCGTTCGAGTACGGAGCACCCTGAAGGATGGCGTCCGAGACGTAGCGCCCGGAGAGGGAGAAGAAGCGAGGGGCGATGGCGAGGGACGGCGGGTAGTAGATGGTCGTGCCATCGTGGAAGGTGTAGGCGTCGATCACCTGGGTGGCCGTGATGTCTCCGGCGTCGTTCGTGTCGTAGGCGCTCACACCGATGATGTCGCCGCCGTAGGTAATCTGCTCGCCCTGGTACTCGGTGAAGCTCGGGCGCAGAAGTTCACGGAAGCCACCCGGCAGCACCTCGGAGTCGAGCGAGTAGAAGTCGCTGTAGGCCGGGTTCGGGATGACGCCCTCGATCAGTTCCCAGTATTCGCTGTCAGCGTAGACACCTCGAAGGGTGATCGGCGTGGCGACCGAGAAGCCAGCATCGTCAATGAGCAGTACGGCGTCGGCAGGCTTGAGGATGTTCAGCACCTTGCGGAGAGCGAAGTCCTCCTCCGGGGTGATCGGTCGGTGAGGCACGACGGTGAACACCTTGCGGTTGGTGTAGCCAGCCGTCTCGCTCGAAGAGAGCGCCTCTAGCTCAGTCCACGTGTAGGCTTCGAGAGCAGACCACGAGTAGGTCTCAAGAGCGGCCCACGATCCGGCGTCGATGTCGGCTAGTCGCCACGACTCGTAGATCGAGCAAGGGACCTGAAGGATGGCCTCGGCCACAAGCTCCATGCCGATGGCGGAGGGACCGAAGGAGATGGCCTTGCCAAGCTGGTCGATGCGGGAGCGGAAGCTGGCGTCGTAGCCCTTGATGCTCGACCACGTGTCAGCGGTTCCGAGATCCGTGTACGGGTTGAGAGGAAGCTGCTCGTTGACGGTGCGGGTGATGTTGAAGATGGCACCGTAGAAGTTGTCGAGGTCGTAGAAGTTGGCACCCTGAAGGTAGGTGCCCATGCGAGCGAGGGTTCCGAACTTGCGAAGCTGCCCGGCTCCGGCGTCACCGAGCATGACCTTGAGGAGCTTGGTGAGGTTGTCAGTCGGGAGGAGGGTGTAGACCTCTTCGGGGAAGCTGCGCAGGCGGGACATGATGCCCGGTGGGATGTTGAGCGGACTCGTGACGACAGTGAGGTTGTCGTTGGTCGGCGCCGTAGGAGGAGCCTGAAGGGTCAGCAACGAAGCCGGGTCTGTCGCCTGGGCGGGAGACAGCAACGGAGACAGGTTGAATGACCCACCCGGATTCGAGTACACGGTCGTCACGGGCTAGACGCTTCCGAAGGTGTTCTGTGCGTAGAAGTTGAGGTACACGTGGTTCAGTACGGCGAGGGTGTCATCGTTGAGGGATACATCGGTGGCACGGAATACTGAGCCATCGGTTGCAGCGAAGGTGAGGAGCACCTCGTTGCCGTCATCGACAGACTGGATGGCGTAGTTGGTGCCACCGTACTGATCGTTGACGGGGTAGGTCACGGATGTGTCGTCGGCAGAGGTGAGCAAGCGGACAGCTACGACACCCGGTAGGTTCTGCACGAGGGCGATGATCTCGGACACCTGCACGACGCCATCGAAGGTGACGGAGTTGAAGTAGTTCGAGATGGCTGTCTCGATCTGCGAGAGCACTGTGGCCTGTGAGTAGGTGGTGGTTGACATGATGAGACCGAGGTAGACGTTGAGGTCGTACACCTTCGCCTGGTGGACTTGCACGTCGGTGGTGACGAGAGACCAAGCGGCGATTGCTGCCTGCACTGACTGCGGGATCTGGTTGAAGTCGTAGTCGAGGGTCATGGCATCGCCGTTGCTCGGGATAGGAGACTCCCCGTTGGCACTCGATAGCCACTCAAGGCCCGATAGCGACTGCGGGCTGAGACCGAAGGGGCTGATGTTGTTGATGACCCAGTAGTCCTCACCTTCGTAATAGGTGGTGCTGGCGACTTCGAGGGTGCCACTGGTCATGTCGAGGACCGGCACGAAGGCGAACGGGATGAAGTAGTTGCCGTCCTGTGGGGTCGAGTCATCGAGGCGAGACCAGTTGATGACATCGAACGGGTCGCCTGCGTTGTGGTTGAACACATAGGCATCTGTCCACTGGGCGTCCTGCACGACCTCGACGGAGCGCTCATTGTTGACGTAGATGTCGATGCGGTTGGTGATACCGTTGGCCGGATCGTTGCGGGAGCAGTTCGGGAGGTAGTCGTACTGTAGCTCGTAGAAACCGTCCGGCACCACAGTGTCGTTGAGGACGTTGATGATGGGAGGAGTCCAAGCATTATTGACGGTCGGAGGGTCGCCGTCAGCCAAGCCCAGGGGTCCCGTGTCGAGGAAGGAGGTCTGCGTGCCCGGCACCGTGGTGAGGTACTGCACTGTGGTGCTGTTGGCTGCGAAGTAGATGTCCCACGACACGATGGCGCCAGGGTAGTTATCGTCCCACGTGAGGCTGAAGGAGTTGATGCTGCCGCCCGACGTGACAGCGGTGACTTCAGCGCAATTCAGTGAAGCGCCTGCCGCCGTGTTGGCGACGATGGCGTAGTGGGCCGTGCCGAAGTCGGTGTAGTTACCCGACGAGCCGGGGGTCACGCCGAGACTGAAGGAGGCTGGGTCGACCAGTTCGGAGGCGAGCGTGTAGTCGCCGGTCGGCGTCACGATGTCGCCGTTGAAGATGTCGGTGCCGAGGACGCTAGTACCTGGGTAGAGGTAGAAGAAGTCCTGCACGGACGAGAGGGCGAAGCCGTCGACAATCTGGACGATCTCGTTGTAGGTCTTCTCGGCGCCGATGACGTTGGCCTTGGTCACGTCCGGGTCTTCGAGGGCCACGCCGAGGAACATCGGCTCGGTGCCGGACATGTTACGGAACACGGTGGCGAGGAAGCGGGCGATGAGTTGGTCATCGCTCTCCGGGTCACTACCACCCGTGAGGCCCGAGGGGTTGGTGAGGGTCGAGAAGCCGACGACGTTGTTGGTGCAGTTGACGATGGTCGAGGCGGCTACGTTGCCAGCGGTGCCTGCGACGTTGGCCTGAATCGGAACCGAGCACGAGGTGGTGCCCTGGGCGAGGATGACCGGCGTCAGGGTGTTGAAGGTGTCCGGGGGCGTGTTGTTGTCGGATAGCTGCGTAGCGGTCGGGATGTAGATGTCCGAGGCAGCCGGGCTGGTACGAGAGAAGGTGATCGAGCCGGTGGCTCGGGTGCCGGGCAGGCGGGTGAAGCCGAACTGGGCCACGTAGTTGTCGAGGTCGGCACCGCTCTTGGTGTAGATGTCGTACTGGTACGAGAGGATGTACTGGTCGGCGTAGGCCTCAGCGACAGCCTCGGCTACCACGTCGAGGATAGAGCGGACCGGTGAACCGATGGTAGTGTCGAGCGCAGGGATCGAGACGCCGAGGGCGGCGATCATCTGCTGTACGATGTCGGATTGGCTAGCTATCGGACTCACCTCCGTGAGTTACGAGATACTGAGCGGCCCGCTGTAGGCGCTCGACATCATCTTGAACGAGACCAAGCGTCATGTTGCACGCATGGCACAGAGACCATTCTGTTGTGCTACCGCACTCTGCACAATCCTTTTGCTTGTATGTTCCTGGTCCTTTGTATCCCATGATTCTCCTACTACGCAGTAGTGGTCGTACTTACGTTCACCTGAGCGCCAGAGGTCGTGTTGACCGAGGCGGTGACTTGGAACTGATCGAGTTGCTGCTGTACGTTGATGGCGCCTGCGGAGGCCACTAGCTCGCCCTGGGAGAAGGGAGAAGCCAGACCGGCCTGGGCGGCTGCCTTGACCTTGCTGAGTTGGACTGCCATGTAGTTCTTGATGACCCGCAACATCTCAGCCTGAATGAACGTCGCTGTCGACGGGTTCGAGGGTGAGCCGATGTAGCTGCTGAAGATGGAGCCGTAACGAGGGTGGAATCGGTCAGAGCCGTATGGGGTGAGCACGGCGATCTCGATGTCCTGGGATACCTTGTCAGGGCCGGTGAGCGTGGAGAATGACCCGTTGGCCAGTACCAAGTCGCCGTTCTCGACTTCGAGGGTTATCATGTCATACCTTAGGTGGTTCTAGGGGGCTTTCGGGAGGGTTAGGTGATGTGGTTCCAGCCAGAGGAGGTGAAGATCCACAGTGACCCATCGGTGTCGGACATCATGGCACCGTAGGCCCATGTGGGGCTAAGGGAAGGCTCTCCGGTGGTGATGCCGAGATAGCCGGGAGCAAGGAAGACGGTTGGGTTGCCGCCGCGATCGGTGGTGATGGTAGACCAGAAAGACTCAGACTCGGCGCTCCATATCATCGAGGAAGCGGTGTACTCGTAGACATTCTCGGTCGGATCATCACCCGCCAGCAAGAAGGATGCTCCACTGTCGTTCTGCGACATGCGTAGGGCAGCATAGGGCTTCGTTCCGGTGGACATGGCTAGGAGGACTGCCGTAGCTGTAATCCCTTCCGACGCTCCCGTCAGACTGACGTAACCCTCCGGTTGGGTGCCGTACACATCGTCAGCAACAAGCTCAAGGTGGCCTCCCGTGCTTGACGAGTAGAGGTTGAGTGGGTTGGCCACGTCGATGTCGGTGGTCGGACCTGTATCGTTGGTGATCGAGATGGTCGAGTTGGGTGAGTCAATCTCTGAGATGCCTCCACCTCCTCCACCCGTAGCACTGACGATAGGGTTGTGTGGATCGGTGTCATCGACAGTCACATTGGTACCAGCCACAACAGAGTAGACTCCGGTATTGGTGACAATGGGGTTCAATGGATCATCGTCGTTTACTGAGATTCCATCACCAGCCACTACCGACTCCACGATGTTCGTGATGGGGTTGTTCATGATGGCGGCGAAGGTCCATGGACCGAGATCCTTGGTGATGACCCACTGCTCACCCGGTAGCGGAGCGGCACCCTTGGCCCGCTGCACCTGTACCGGGATCTTGCGGGTGACGTTGAAGTTGTCTACGCCCAAGGCGTATCCGTTGGTGATCTCCTGAATAGTGAAGAGCACCTGATGGAAGCCCATCGAACCGCCTGAAGGATCTCGACCTGTCATTAGGTTGTGTAGCTCCTTGCTAGACCGATGAGACCGTTACCGTCCGTAGACGACGGCGCCAGGATGCCCACCTGCGTTTGGAAGCCGCCACCATTCTGCAAGCTCCACGAGTGCGTCACCGAGGTGACGTAGGCTTGGAATCCGTAGGCCGGGATGCGCAGCAACATGCCAGGGAAGAGTTCGGGCGTGAACGTGATCGGGATGTTGCACGAGAACTGCTGCGACCAACTGAGCATCCACTGATGGACGGCGTACCAGAACTCGATCTCGCCCTGAGCGATGGTCGGCATCTGCTGGAAGCTCGGACGTGCTCCGAACTGCTGGTAGATCTGCTGCGCTGCGTCGGCACCGAAGAGACCGTTGTCGGCATCTCCCGTGTTGAAGAGAGCCTTGAAGAGACCGGGGATGTCGATGGTGGCCACGCCGTAGCTGTTGTACATGTTGAAGGCGGAGATGGTGTTACCCTCCTCCGAGGGGTCTGTGCCCGTAGCTACTCCACCAACGGTCGAGCCGACAGTGTACTGGTGGGTGACGAGCGTGGCGTCCGTCCATGTGATAGTGAAGTCCTGAAGCTCGATGGTCTCAAGGGTGTACGTCGCTGCCAAGCCATAGAGTCCGAAGTAGTCAGGGAACCAGGAGATGAAGTCGCCGTTCGGAGCGGAGCAGAAGGAGCGGAGCGCCGTGTTGACGCACGAGGCGACGGTGCTGTAGATGGAGGTGTCGTTCATGAGGGCACGGTAGCCGGTTAGTTCGTAGCCAACGTAGTCCTGTTGCGGCGTCGGTGCCCAGTTACCGGCGATGAGTTGGCCGTCGCCAGCGGTCCAGAGACCGGACTGCGAGGCGCCCGTCTGCGCCACGGCTCCTGCCGGGGGTGGCACTGTGAAGGGACCGAACGGAGTTGTCGGCTTGACTGGCGCCCAGGCGAGGGCTACCTGTCCTTGGTCGCCGGAGATCCCGAGGGCGTTCATGGCGCTGGCTGACAGGTTGACGGCTCCCTGTGGCTGCGTGCTGTCTTGGAAGCCGCCGTTCGTGGAGACGCAGATGCACTTGCCGGTGAGGGCGTTGCCCACGAGGATGCGCTGACCCTGGCCATCCGCTCCCTTGAGGTAGGCCTTGGCTGTCTTCTGCTCGTCGGCAGAGACACCGGGCGCCCCGTATCCCCACTGGAAGGAAGCGTCCCACTTGCTCAAGGAGGCTTCGGTTTGCGCCAGACCTGAGAGCACGGGGATGGTCGTGCCCGGAGGGGCGGATGCTCCGTTCAGATTGGGAGCAACGGTGGACCCCACGTCGGTGCCGAACTGACCGCCGACGATCAGGCCACCGAGGTTGTTAATGGTCGTGTTGATGCCCGCCTCGACGCTGGTCCACAAGTTCGCAATCGTCTGTAGGAAGTCGAGCGGGATGACGCCGATGTGGATGAGCGCCGGGTCCCATCCGATCACCTGGGTGAGCAAGGCGATGATGACCTGAGTCATGCCAGCGTCGGGAGTGCTGCTCTGCTGCGTGAGCGCACTGACAAGCAACTCGATTGAAGCCGTGAGACCAGGGTCCCAAAAGTGATAGAAGATTCGCTTCAGGGTACACGAGGCGCTGATGGTAACCGACTGGTTGAAGGTCGAGAAGTAGGGGACGACGTTGAGGTAGCCCGAGAAGACCTGTAGCCACTGGACCCTCTTCATCTGGACCACTACCCGGTCGTTCGGAGTGAGCTTGCCGATGTACTTACCGCCCCGGTTGCTGAGGGTGAAGCTCAGCGTGTGGAGAGCATTCTCGTTGAGAGTCATCGTACCACTCTCGATGTCCTCGGTCACGTCGATGATCCCGTATGCACGAGTGTCGAGGACGATGCGGACGCCGGGGTTGTAGAGGAGGGTAGTCATTAGCCTTCTCCGAATGCGCCAGCGGCGAGGATCTGAGCTTGCAGTGCTTGCGGCGGTGTGGTCTTCACGGCGTTGGCCGCTGCGCTGTTGTTCGTGGTGACAGCGACGGGAGGCGTCGGCTGGTCATAGAGATCCGAGTCGGTCGGGTTGATGGCATACGAGTTGTCGATGGGGTAGAAGGTCGAGTTGCCCAGTCCGGGCTTCGTCGGGGGCACGAAGTCATTCTCGGTCGGAGCGACGGAGCTTAGGGCGCCGACGAAGGAGACGGTCATCGGATACGTGATGGCGGGCACGTGGTCACCGAAGGAGACTCCGGTCTGTGGGATGCCCTGGCCGTAGAAGTTCCTCGACGGCACGACCACGGTCATCGGTGAGATCGAGGACGTGTCCGGGTCGGCGGAGTAGGCCATGAAGAGTCGGAACCAGTTGGCTGCGGCGTTGTAGTTCTCCCACGAGTCGAACTGCATCGAGATGGCGAAGTTGTCGGTGTAGACGTTGTGGAAGTAGACAGAGCGGTCGTTAGCGGCCTCGGCCTCTACGAAGCTAGCCGACACGCCATAGGAGACGTGGATCACGTAGAAGGCTGCGTTGCCGTAGCCCGGCGCTAGGAAGAGACCGTTGACGTTCGACATTAGCTCGGCGTCACATCAATCGGAGGTGCGAAGAAGGGGACCGCCATCTCTTCGAGTTCGGCGGCGGTGATGTTGTGGCAGATGCCTCCGGCAGTGAAGCCGAAGCCGGAGCCACCGAGGTCGACAAGCATGGGGAGCTTGGCTGTCGGTGCGGATGGGAGTGAGATGGGGGTATCAGATCCCCAGTCGGGATTGGCCATGGTTACGTTCCAAACGGTCCGCTACCGGTGCCGATGATGCTGACCGGTGCGGGCTTGGTTGTGGGTGGAGGGGTGGCAGGTGAGTTCACGTTGTCTGCGGCGTTGGTGTTGGCTACGTTGTTGTACTGGTTCGGCGTCCAGCCGATGCCGTTGGCTAGCCTACCGAGGTACGAGGAGAGAGCGGTGGCCGTCTCGGTGACCAGACCGCCGTTGTCGTTCACGATGAACATGTCGAGCGTCCACTGCGGGTTGATGATCTCATTGTCGAGGATGATCGAGGTGTCTCCACCCGGCTGCGTGTATTCGAGGAGGTACACGTCGAAGTTCCACCCACGAGGCGGGTAGGAGAAGACGATGGGTGTGGCCTCGTTCCAGAAGCCGCCAGCACCCAGTTGGCCTTCCTGACCCTCCATGACGAGGACCATGCGCTCCAAGAACTCCGCCTGCGCCTCCCATCCGCCGAGACCAAAGGAGCCACTGACGATGAGGTCGGAGATCCTCGTGCCGAAGACCTGCACTACTCGACCGCCGACCGTGTTGGTGGCAGATGCCTTGATGTCGAAGTGATACGCAATCGACTCGGGATCGAGATCGAACTGCACACCGTCGAGGCTGCCGAAGGCCATGACTACGCTCCTGCGAAGGCGTTGTTGTACGGGTCGACGCCGGTCGGAGGAGTGGTTCCGTAGGTGTTGCCGATCTGAGCGGCGCCCGAGGCAGCCACCTGTACCAACTGAGCCGCAGCCGGAGTGAGGTCGATGGTGACTGTACCAGTGCTGCCCTTCTTGTTGTTGTTGCCCTGGGTGCTGCTCGGCGGGACGAGGCTCGTCTTGTGCTGTGCGACGAACTGACCGATGGACATGTTCTTGCCGTTGACGTTGATGGTGCCCTTGCCAGCCATGAGGGCTTGGAAGGTCGTTGAGTTGCCGAGGGCTGCCTGGATCGACTCGCTGCCGGTACCGCCCTGTCCGAATGCTGCTCCCGAGACCTGATCCTGTGAACCGTGCGCAAGCAGTGCGGCAGCGATGCCCGCACCCGATGAGGAGGCACCGTGGTTGGTGATGTAGGTGTCAATGTTCGACTGCGCACCGGATAGCTGGTGGTTCTGAGTTGAAAGGTCCCCGGATGACCCGCCAAGTCCGAAGAAGCCTTCGATGCCTCCGGCCTTATGTGGACGGAGCTTTCCGATCTGCTGGTTGATGGTCTGCTGTGCCTGTGTATTCGAAACGGCGTGCTGCAATCCCTGCGGGTTGGCGATGACCTTGGCGTAGGCGTCCCACATACCACTGGGGTCCATGCCGCTCGTGTCGATACCGGCAGCCGAGAGGATACCGGGCAACATCTGTGGGAGAACCGGCGTGCCATACTGACCACTCATGGCTGCTTGAGCGAAGAGGCTGGCGCCACCGGACTGATGCTGCGCCGCAAGTGAAGCCAAGTGCTGCACGTTGGGGATGCCGGATACGAACGGAGTGAGTCGTTGGTTCTCGACGGCCTGCTGTGATCGTCCCCATAGATCCACTGCGCCGGTATTGTTCTGTGCGATCTGCTGCATGTACTGGTCGAGAGGCATTCCGATAGCGGCGGCTGCCTGAGCCGCAGGAGCCTGTCCGAACTTGGCGCCCTGACCACTGAGTCCGAGGGAGTTGGTTATCATCTGCGCTGCTCCTGCGGAGGTGGCAGCGGCAGAAGTCGACATGCCCGAAGTGATCTGCGTCTGGTACATAGCACTGAAGTTCTGGCGGGCCTGCTCGGTGTTGACCGATGCGGCGGCGGCGCTGTTGGTGACGGCATCGAGGGTAGCGGCCAACTGCGTGAGGTTGGCGTTACCGGCCTTTACCGAGGTACTGACGAGAGCGAGCGAGTCAGCCACGCTCATACCCATGTTGGCGTAGTTCGACTGGACGAAGCCCAGGGCGTTCTGTCCGGCTGCACCCTGCAAGCCCATCTCTCGCACACCCATGTAGGCCTGGTTCGACATACCCATACCCATGACACTGAGATGTTCGAGACCGTAGCCGAAGCTCGATGCACGGGTACCGAAGGCGGAGAAGTTCGAGCCGCCGATCTGTGACTGGATGGCAGCGTTCTGTGCACGCTGAGCTTCCATCTCGTGCAGACCGAGGCCGAGTGCTGCGGCGCCGATAGCGACAGGAGCGGCGACGGCCATGACTCCTCCGCCGAGAAGAGCACCTCCCGCCTCGACCAGAGAGCCTCCTCCGGCCAAGGAGCCAATGGCCCCACTGATGCCCGCCGCCTCTGCCGGGACACCCACCCTGGCCGCAGTCTCAAGAGCGTCGATGGCAGCCGGGTCGCCACTCATGGCTGCGTTGGCAAGGCGAGTTTGCACTCCCTTCGGCACTGTAGCCCATGCAGCGCCAGAGCCAGCATCCTTACCTAGACCCGAGAATGCAATCTGCTTCGCACCCCACCTAGGGTTGATCTCCCCGAGCTTCGAGGCGAGAGTCTGCGTGATGCCTCGCACGCTCGGGTGAGAAGCAAGACTTTGAAGTTGACCAGCCTGTGAAGCGCCCGTGTTCTCTAGGAACTCTCCTCCCATGGCTGCTTCGGTGAAGTGCTTGATCTTGGCAATGTCGGAGTCTCTCTGCTGATCCGCAGGCGAGGGACTAGCTGGCGCCTGATCGGCGGGCGATGGCGCCACCTGGTTGGGAACCGGCTGTGCAGTCGGGCCGGTACCGAAGTTGGTCGGGATCGAAGCGAAGGCCGGGTTGGTCATGTCGAGAGGCAGCGTTGCGTAGGACGGGTTCCACTGCGGCGTGGCGTTGGCAGCCGAGCCGTAGCTGGCGCCGTTCGCCTGGGCGATGGCAGCCGACACGTTGTACGAGGACGTGGCCGATCCGAAGAGTTGCGGGACCTGGTTGGGAACCGTGGAGGCAGCGCCACCGCCAGCCGTACCGCCGAGCATCGAGGAGACTCGCTGCGCCATGACGCCGATGTCTTCTAGGGTGCGGATGGTCTGCTGAGCGACAGCCCGCATGTCCGAGAGGGTACCTTCGAAGGCGGAGGCCAGGTCGACGTTGCCACCGAAGGAGCTAGGGACTCCCTGTGGCGTGCCGGGGACGGGCGGAGCGTAGTCTCCGTCCACGGATGACATGGGACCACGGTTGAACGGGGACGGCGCCGGACCGGAGGCGCTAGGGTACTGGGTATCAGGCATGGGTTCTCAGTCTGGCGAGGGCAGCGTCCTTCTTCTTGCCCGGTGGTAGCTTGTCGATGAACAGTTTACCAGCCAGGTGGTCGTACTCGTGCTGGAAGACACGACCGAGGAACTCGGTGGCCTCAACTCGCATGTGCTTGCCGTCGAGATCCTGGCCGGTGAGGATGACGTGGTTCTGTCGGATGACTCCGGCGTACACTCCCGGCAGCGAGAGGCAGCCTTCGTTGTAGTCGAACTTGCCCCGGTCGTGGTGCACATCGAGGTTCGGGTTGATGACCGTCACCGGCTCGTGCGCTTCGTCCCAGTAGACGAACATCGCAATGGCGAAGCCGACCTGGTTGGCAGCGATGGCGGCGCCATGCGTCCCGTAGGACTCTAGGGTCTCCACCATGAGGTCTCGGATCTCTCGCACCTCGCCGTTGATCTCGTTGATGAACATGGACGGTGCACGGAGCACCGGGTCACCGTAGAGGACGGCTTCGATAGTCATTACGCACACACCTTGATGTGATTCGCTAGACCCCATGGAGTAAATGATCGTCCGCATTGACATTGACTACGGGGGAAGGTGTGATGTGTTTCACTGCTCTTGGCTCGATGCTCATTCGATTGCTTATGACCTAGAGCGTTCTTCTTTCCTTTGTTAGCTGCGCTCAACTTAGCCTTTGTGTCTGAAGATGGACTGATGCCTTTGTGTCCTTCACTCAATCTGATACGAGTTTCGGGTGTTGGAACTCTACCCATATTGGCTTCTGAAATATGTCGTCTATGTTGTGGGGTCAAACTTTTCCCTCGACTGAATCCATCCCAGGAATCAGGACGCTTAGCATTCAAAGTCTGTCGAAGATCGTTGGCTAGATACCAGTCGTACCATCGCTGCTCGGCTTCGATGGGATCACCGAAGTCTTCTTCGATAATGATCTGTTGGAAGGCCTCTGGACCTAGTTCAGCTACCTTGGCCTTGAGACGAGGAGCGCCACCCTTGCCAGTCATATGACGCTCAAATCGCTTCTGTGCACCCACTGTTGTGGAGCCAACGTACCAGCATTCTGGTCCGGTGATGAGATAGATTTCGTAGGCCTCTATCATGAGTGTCGGTCCGGTACGGGGATGCCCTGCGCACGGAGGAAGTCCTCGACATCCTCGTCCTTGATGATGTTCTTGACCACGAGCGAAGCGTCTTCCGGTACCTCTTCGAGGTCGAGGGAGTCGAGATCCTCGGGCGGGAAGAGATCCGGGTACAGTGCAGGAGCGTAACTGATCGGGTCAGGAGACGCAGACAGCAAGACGTTCTTGAGGGAGTCGATGCGTCCCTCGAAGCCAGCCTTGTCCTCCAAGTGGAGCATGACTGAGTTAGCGAACTGCTGGACTGTGGAGAGCGAGCGTCCCTGCAATACGCCCTGACGATCCGCTAGGCGGATCATGTGCTCAACCCAGGGGTCGATTCCCTCGACCCCTACGCTTTTCCCAGTGAGTCGTGGACAGCCTTCACCCCGGCGTCTAGGAGCAGATACTCTTCGTAGAGCTTGTCCAGTGTCCATGGGTACCAGTGTCGCTTGATGTAGTCGAATCGAGATGCGATCAATGACACTTCGTCAGTGATCGGAATGGGAAGGGGCTGCCCGTCGACCGTCTCAATGATGGCGGCGAGGAGGAGGGTTTGGTAAGCCTTCACGTCAGCCACCGTGGTGTTGTATGGCTCGTGAAGCTGGCCGATCTCTAGGATCTCGTCAATCCGTGGTGTGCGGATGACGAAGGTGTGACCCAACCACCTGAACGTCCGACTGACCTTCCCAATGAACAGGAGGCCTTCGAACTGCAAGCGGTACTTCGGGTCAAACTCTGGCAGTACCACTTCCTCGTCGTCCGTCCCGGTGGGTGACTCGTTGGATGCGGAGCTTGGCTCGACGCTAGAGTCTGTTGATGTGGGATCGACAACGGATGGTGGTACGAATACCTCGTCCTCGGGTACTGCGGTGTCCTCAGGCATGGTGTCCTCTCTCTGTTGATGGTTAGGTTACGGGGTTGAGTCCTGCTCCTACGAACGGGGTCTTGGTCGTGTAGAGCAGACCGATCTGTCGGGCGACAGACAGGCTACTGACCTGCACGCTTTCGGTGTCATCAATGGTGATGACGGTGCAGTTGTTGTACACCTCGCCACGCCAGGTCGACTGACCGGGCGGCTTGATGATGAACTGACAAGTGATGGTGCCCATGGCAGCCATGGCGGCGAAGACCTCAGCGAGGTTGTTCGTGCCAGCCAAGCCCTGAAGCTGCTCCCAGGCCTTTGCGTTCCAAAGCTCTCGGACGACGATGTTGATCGAGCCGGGGTTGAGCACTCGACCGGTGACGATCTCGGCTGCGTGGTTCAGACCAAGCGGCTGGATCGGCTCCCATCCACCACCGCCGCCCATGACTGTCTGGCCGGAGTCGGTGATCGTCTCTAGCCATGCAAGGGGCTGGTTGTTGTAGATGAAGGTTGAGAAGCCGGAACCGACTACTCGGACTTGAG